GCAAGTGTATTGCTATTGCTTACTTTTTTCACCCACCCGCTCCATGTCCACGTCCTACGGTTGCCAGCAGATGCGGGTGTGCGATTGAGATACGCTCCACCGTCGAAGCGGAGGGATCTACTTACCTGGAAAGCCCCGGCGTCACCGTACATCAACAGCGGATTAGAGCAACCTGGAACCGTCATGTTTACTGCTTAAGATCGTTGAGGAGTTGGCAAGCAATGCTTGTACTTGTACGTACAGTATAACCAATTAAGTCGATTGCGTTCGCAGCAGTGCTAAGGCTTTTTGCAGATTGACCGTTTGGGAAATTCCAGTAACTACCATAACTCATGGTTCGGCTACCAGTCGCGTCCTGAATTACATATATCAATCCACTCTGTCCAACCGTCATGTTTGTCGGGTTGGCCAAAGTTCTAGGTGAACCGGTAAGCGTTACTGTGAAATTATTTGCAACGCCAAAGTTTGGAGTAATTGTAGAGCCGTCTGTCAGTGTTGAAATATTCATTGCAGCGTTACCGTTGACATAGATTTTTGTTGCACCAACAGATGCACCTACAACAAAGTTACCGTTTGCATCAAAAACCGCACGCTGAACTCCGCCAGTGGTAACACTAAATTCATTTGAACCGCTACGATAAAATCCAGTGGTTAGGGCATTGTCAAACGTAATACTGGGTACGCTATTGGAACCGTCAGGAAAGCTCGCGCCAACTGCAACAAAATCAGAACCAGCAAGAACAACACCGAAGAATGCCCAACCGCCAGTTGGTGCAGATGCGAAAACAATATTTGTACCTACCAAATTAAAGCCGGACGCCCCAGTTGGATCTGGCTTTTGAATTACACCATTAACAGAAATCAAACACTGTTGTGGGTTAAGCGGGAAAGGTACAGGCGCAACACCAGCAATCCTAAGAGGAAATGTTGTAAGTACACCATTAAAGCTACTGCTAATATTATCAATATTCCGATAACTAATACCTGGAGTTAATGTTGTGTTACCTATATAGCGCATGACAACACCTACTTGCTTTTTTTCGAGTGCGGACCAGCCGTTGAAGGGGCTTCTGGCCAACGAACTTCACTTAATTTTACACCGGCAAACGTTTGTGGAAGGTCACGGAGCTGTTGTCTATAAGATACCCAAGCAGCTTGATCGACTGTAGAACCAGAAGTAACAGTCCAATCTGTTGACTTGAGCAAGTAATCACGCTTTAGTTTAATATTTTTCCAGGAAGAATCATCAATCAAAAGAATGCGTTCTTCAAAAACACGTAATTCTAACTCTCTAAGTCTTTCTAAGATGTGATCGATTGTGTCTGAATACTCGACATCCCTTAGTTCTTCTTTACTTTCAAGATCTTCCTTTAAATCCTGTACTTGTTTGTACAGAATATCAATATCACCAATCGTTGTAAGTCCCATTGTTATTAGGTTTGCTCCAGGTAGTTGACAATGATATCAAGCGCAGAGCCAGTGTCAGAGCTTGCACGCAAGACATCTGACGAATTCATAATATATTTATTGCCTTGAATTAATTCAAGAGAAGTACCGGCTGGCACAGGGCCGTTTTTTAGGAGAAAGATTGAGTCACCTGTGGCAGGTACCATGTATACATTAGCGTTTGCACTGCTGCCGGTTTTATTGGCAATAAGCACGCTAAGAAGAACAAGAGTCGCTGTTCCTCCAGCTGTCACAATATTTGTAGTCGCACTGGAAGTCACGTCTGCTGTTAAAAGGCTGGACTTTGTATTTTTCTTAAAAGTGTTTGCCATTTAACTTAGAGCAATGATTAGGGTAAGTGTATCAGATGAGGTGGTAGTACCTGCAACAACTAGACTTCCGTTGACGGTCAAGTTACCAGAGAAGGTTGCGCTTCCTGACGAATCTATTATAAGCCTTGAAGTACCGTTTGTCACCAGGGCAATCTGACCTTGTCCTGGACTGATGATCCCTGTGTTAGCACTGTTAGCAAACTTAAGAGCGCAACTGGTTAAGGAGCCTGGAGAAAGAGCAGAGTTGGTACCGTCTTCTCTTAGAAGCGGAAGCCCACCCAAGGTAAGCGCATCGTGTACTACTGTTGTTAGCTTTACTGTGTCAACAGTAACTTCACCAAGAGCACCAATAAATGAGGCTGTTTGGGCTGTAGTACCGCGCCTGAATTGTACTTGAGTTGCCATGATTTATTATGACACGTTTGTTACTAGTTTAGCCGTAATCCTTGTTGATGATTCGACATAATAAACCAAAACATCAACGGCATTGGCAGTAGTTGTTGCAGTAGGCGTGCCGCCAGAGAACTTCCAATATGAACCATATGCAACAGTCCTGGAGCCTGTGCCATCTTGAGTTAGTACAATTGCACCACTCTGTCCAGCAGTAAGGTTTGATGGGTTAGCAATTGTAGTGTTGGTACCGAGTGTGACGGAGAAATTATTAGCTACAGCAAAATCTGGTGTAATTGTCGATGCACTTGTTAAAGCACTAACAGTTCCTCTTTGTGCGGCACCGTAGCTTTGTGCAAGGCCAAGAACAGCAACTGTACTTGTAGCGGCTGGCAGCGTTAATGTTCCTGATGCAACAGCCGTAGCAACAACTGTTGTTGTTCCAGATGTAGATCCAGTGAATACGTTACCACCGGTACCAGCTGTCAGTGTTGTTGACGTAAGGGCAGTTAGTCCAGAAATACTTGTTGCGGTGCTACCAAGTGCTACAGCAGTGGAACCGATAGTTACACTGCTATTGGCAAGTTGTGCATTAGGTATTGCGCTTGTTCCAAGAACACCAGTGCTGCTGTTATAGCTAAGGCCTGAGCCAGCAGCAACACTTATTGCACCCCGTATGTTTGCATCTGTAACTACGCTATAAGTGAAGACGCCAGTGGTGTTGCTGTAGCTCAGTGAGCCGTAACCGGTGCCACTTGTACTGGCACTCAGGGATGTCAGTAAGGCAACAGTACCAGTTGCAGCTGGCAATGTGATTGTGCCGGATGCAATAGCTGTAGCAACAACTGTTGTTGTTCCAGATGTGGAACCAGTAAATACGTGGCCGCCGGTTCCAGCTGTCAGTGTTGTAGCTGTCAGTGCGGTTAAACCGGAAATGCTACTGGCAGTAGAACCGAGAGAAACTGAAGTGCTACCAAGTGTTACAGAACTGTTGGCAAGCTGTGAATTTGGTATTGCACTTGTACTTATAATTCCTGTGCTGCTGCTATAAGTAAGACCTGAGCCAGCACCGACACTTATGGCACCACGGATATTTGCGTCGGTAACTACGCTGTAAGTGAAGGCGCCAGTAGCTGTACTATACGAAAGACTTCCATAACCAGTTCCGCTATTGGCTGTACTTAGTGAGCCGCGAATGTTTGCGTCTGTAACTACAGAAAATGTGAATACGCCAGTTCCGCTGCTATAAGCTAAAGAACCGTAACCGGATCCGCTGTTTGCAGCTGAAACAGACGCACGAGCAAGAGCATCAGTGTAATATTTATTTGTTCCTTCTGCTAGGTCAGTTGTAGTATTCCCTGCAAAATCTAGTTTATCTGTTGGCGTATTTACTTCCTGGAAGTAACCACTAATAAGGGCGATTGCTTTACGAGTTGCCATGATATTACCTTAATTGAATGGGAAGTTCAGGCCTAACAGCCAATTGTGTAGAAGCCCCTGCTTCTCCAACTCTTGTTACAAATTGGCCAGCAGTAGAAGGTGGAGTAGCAGTAATTGAGCCTGCAGATGCTGCAGATAAGAAATAAGGTGTTCCTGGACTTAAACCTGACGTAGCCAAGACACCGCCAACCAGGATGTCAGTTGTAGCGCCAATAAGAGTATTTTCTTGTGTAAATCCTAGTACCGTGGCTTCATCAACTGTTGAGTTGGCTATTGCTTTAAAAATATTGCCTGTTGGTGCATCAAGGTAGACTGCCTGTCCAGTCGTAATTGCCTCGCCTGTAACGCATCGAACAACAAGCTTACCGCCAGTCTGGGACGGCAAACCTTCCTTTAGATCAATCAGTGCATCTACCAGGCCCCTGTAGTTAGGTGCGTAAGGCTGACGTGTCATAGTAAGGCCCAGGCCTGACATTAAGTCAACGAGAACAGTAATAGCCCCTTCTATATTGGGATCGTATCCTGTTGACATAATAATTTTTTTCCTGGTGTTATTCTAAGTTGTTAAATCCTTTAGAATAGATAGAGGAGCAATAAAACAATGCCAATAGAAACTGTTTTGACAGGGCTTTCTGCTGGCATCGCAGCTTTTGCCGGTCTTTCAAAAGCACTTCACAATTCTCAAGAACGTCTTAACAGGCGTTTTGAAAAGATTGAAACCAATCTCGACATACTAGAAGATCGTGTGATCCGAGATTATGTTTTGAAAGAAGATTTTCTCAGGGAAGTACAGGCCGTACATAGTAAACTTGATCGCATTCTTGATCGAGTAATGCGTTAGATTGCGACCCAGCTTGCGCTACTTGTTAGATAAATAAACAACCCAGGGGAAGCTAAGTCGTAGTGAAGCTGCCCATTTATAGGATTAGATGGTTTTCCTGAACTGACTGACGCCACGGCATTGGTTGCTTGCCAGGTGCTGCCATCATAGATTTTAAAGATCTTTGTGCTGGCTGTATCGAGCCAGGACTCCCCCTTGGAAAGGCTGGTATAGCCAGTTGGTGTTAAGTTCGGGGCGGTGCTGCCCACAAAGGTTGGACCGACCTTGATGAGCCCTCTACCTGATCCTGAGGTGCTATCGGCAAAGTAAAGTCCTGGGTCTCCTGGATTATGGTTTAAAGCCATCTCAACACCGTCCGCAAACACGCCAAGTCGTGTTGGGAAGGGGCGATCATAAAGAAGATCGGAAAAGCGGCTGAGTATTTGAACAGTCATGGTTAAACGTTGATGTAACGACCAGAGGCAACAACAGTATCCTGTTGAACGTATGGATCGTAGCTTGAGCAGTTGATTGTTGTTACTGTAGCCGGATCTTCTGTTGGTGCGCCATTGAGGTAGGAGCCACCTCTTATCAGCCCTGACTCAAACGAAGGTATATAGTTAATCAATGGCTCATCGAGCATAGCAAACTTAGTACCGAGAATGTATTCTGGTTGTAAATTTAAGAGCTTACTAACCATTGCAATCATTCTTTGCGTACTGTTCTGGAGAACACCTTCGTTATCCAACGCACCCAGTTGACTACGACGTATTGCGTCAGTCATTAACATTACTAAAAGTTGAGGATCAAAATTTGCAATATCCTGTGGAAGATTTCTAGAACCCGTAACTTCTTGAGTGCCTACCCATTTTGCGCCTTGTTTTACAATGGCGAGCCGTTCCGCTGCTTTGCGTAGATCTTTATTTTCTTTATCAAATGCAACATAAAATGTATCTAGATCATCACCAACCGGTTTATCGCTGGGCTCCATGAGCCAAGATTTAACGTAATCGTGTTCCCTTAAATTTTCAACAACACAATAGCCACTTGTATTATTTGAGAAAGGATACACAATAACAAAACTATTGTCATTGATAACTTGTGTTACGGTGTACTGGCCAGATATGGCACTGCCGCTTGTAAATGCAAGTTGCACTTTTGTGTTTGCAAGCAGACCGTGGTTCTCGGCTGTAATTGTAATGTTTACATTGGCTTGAACATATTTTGCATTGATTGCAATTGGCGAATTACCTTCATCGTGTTTTAAAGAAAATATTGCTGCATATATGTGCTTACACCAGCGAAGCTGATAGTACATTAAATTTGGGAACGAAGTATCAGATTTGTCTTTGTAAGTTGGTAATTCATAAAAATTATTAATCGTCACATAACCGAGGTCTCCAAAAACGCCAACACTATCTCGTTGGTCAGTAGTTGTACCGTCTTTATTTAAATACTGACCGCCCTTGGTTGAGGTAATTGGTGTAACAGGAAACCTACGCTTCATTACTTCGTCGTATAAATTGTACCCATCTCTTCTTGTATAGTCCTGACAAGTACATTGGTACCTGATTTCAGTTGTTAAAAATCTTCCAACTTCAAAGCCACGTGCTGCTGGTACAACTGTTTCAGTTAAGCTGTTTGCTGTTTGGGCGCCGTAGCTATCTGCTCGGTAAAAAACAATTTCATTTGTAGTAGCATCGACAGTTTTTACTGTATAGCCAACATAATCGTCGTACCTGAAACCCATGATTAACCGATTGACGGTTAAGTTTCCGCTTGTTGATCCACTATCTATTGTTGTAATTGTAAACTGAGTTGTTGAAGTTACAGTAATAATGTATTGCCCGGAACTAATAAGACCACTGGAAACCGAAAGGTACACGGTATTACCAGTTGACAGCCCGTGAGCAGAAGAACAATTAACAGTAAGTAATGAGCCTGCCCTGCTGTAGGTTGATGAAATACCTGGATCTTTTTCAATTACCCTGTCAACCAGACGTTCATCCGTTAAGAAACTTGAAGCTGTAGGAAGTGACCTCAAACGTACCCTAGTTTCAGTCCATCGTATGTCGTTAAATACGGTTGAAAGTTGAATTTTTACATTGCCGCCAGTGGCTGCAGAAGCTGCGGCTGTACATACAAATGAGTTCTGAGTTACTGATACAATTGGCAGTGTTGCGTTAACGCCAGCACCAGAAGTAAAGACAAGGTATATGTTCTCCCCTACAAAGAAACCATGGTTTTGTTTTGTAACTGTAATGCTTGTACCGGATTGAGAGTAGGTTGCATTTACGGAGTTCCCAAGATAACGCACCGCAAGTATTGGTAAACCAAAGTTATAAAAATTTAATGAGTTAGCATCCCTAACTCCGACCAATTGATTTCCAAGTTCTTGGTTTGTTGTTGGGAAAGTAAAAACACGCAACGGTATGAAGACCCCTGGGAACTGCTGGAAAGAGCAGTACATTCGGTAGTCGCCACGGCGAGCACGTTCTTGTGCAAACGATCCTAAGACACTTTGAGTAATTGTGTATAGCTCATATCCACGACGCCACCTGGCCCACAGGGAGTCATGGTCATAGAAGCGAATGCGGCTCTTATATTTTGCGTCTTTAGGCGTAAATTTAAAAGGGTTTTCATCTGAAAGAAAAGCCTGCAAATCTACTTTGCCGGGATCGTTAAAACCCTTAGACAAACCACCATCAAAATTTTTTGATGATGACCCGTTAAATCCGTTGGATCCAAAGGGCATTGTTAGATTTAGTAGTAACCAGCTTGCACGTTGCAGTAGAAGCCGTTGGTCAAAGAAGTAGTTCCGCTAACAGAAACGTACAGAGCTTGACCACGTTGCAGCATTAGCCCGCGCATTTTGGGTGAGACAGTGCTATTGGTGCTGGTAAAGTTTGCACCGGCTTGGGGAACTGGATGGTTAATATAAGGCAGAACAAGATTCGTGGTGAGACTGTACTCAACATTTTCATAAGTCGCTGGCACACTGGCAACAAATAAAGGATAAAACTGATTTGTATTTGTAATCGTGCCAGAGCTTATAAGGTAGAAACCAAAATCAATTGGCTGATAAACACTAACGTTGCCGCTGGTAGTAAGAGATCCTGCGCTTGTTACTGTGAATGTAGTTGGAGTTACAGCTGTAACTACTGCAACTTCATCAACTGCCGTACCACTGGTATAATCTAGTCCAGCCTTCTGACCAACGCGAAGATTATGATTGGCAAGAGTGACGACTACAGACGTTGTTCCACTTTGTGAGTACGTACCAGCGCCAGCTGATTGTGCATCGATAAAGGTATTGCTGTTCTTTGTGTAGCGAAACCAGATTTCATCAATATATGCGCCACTGATTGAAGTATCTGTTTGTGCGGAATCGCAATCAAATACTTTAGTACAGTTACCAACAGCCGTTGGGATCAGGCTTGTAGAAAACAGTTGACCAGATGCTACGGTGACAAGCGTGCTTAGGTTAGCAGGCCTGTCAATTAGCATAGGCTGCTTGTTTGAGGAGGATGAAGCCAAGGCTCTATTTGGTTACTGTTGTTTTAATTGTAGCGTAGTTGTATCGAACACCGCTGCGCTATTGACTGGGCAGGTTCTTTTCAAGTTTTTTGATCTGCTTCTGATGTTCTTTTTCTTTTAGCCACCGTTCAAAGAATTTAATCTCAGCTGCACTAAAAAACTCAGGCTGGTTTAGAGCGTTGAGGACCAGCTTCTTTGTCTTTCCCACGGCGGGCTCCGTTTTTCTCTTCTATTTTAGCGCGTGCTTTGCCCAGGGCTTCCTTGCGGCGCTCTTTGTCACCCTTTTTTTTCTCTTCAGGAGTAGTC